TAATGTTCTTGCAGCTTCTGAATGTTCTCCTTTTTTACGAGTTTCAAAATGAGCATCGTCTCTTCTTGCTTTGGTAGTTTTCAAATCTTTACCAGCAATCTTGCCGTGCTTCATTCCTTCTCTCTCGTCTTCACGAGCATCATAACCCTGCTTCTTTTTTGCTTCTGTATATTCAAACTTCTTAGGTTTCAAATTCATATTAACACCTTTAGCTGAACCTTTAGGTTCGATGACTTCTTCCTTAGTTTCCATCTTCTTACCTTCTTTGAATTCAAAATCAGGTTTTCCTGTTTTAACACCTTTACCTACTACAGGTTTGGTCATCATGTCACCTTCTTTTGTTTCCATTTTCTTAGCTTTATTTGTTAATGTTGATTTTTTTGTGTGACCCATAACTGGTTTGAAACCAATAGCCTCCATCATGTCTTCTTCTTCCATGTACTCTTCGTCCATTTCTGAATCTTCCATTTCATCATCTTCCATGTCCATTTCGATTTCATAAACAACTTCATCTTCTTCCATTGAGTCTTCTTCTTCCATTTCAGATTCTTGGAAAATACTGTCCATCATCGAATCTAGCTCTTCATCAGAAATGTTTTCTTCCATTTCTTCTCCGTGCATTTCTTCATCGATAACTTCCTCATCAGATTCATCGTCACCTTCAGTTTGGATAATATACTCAACATCCTCATCGTTATCGGTAAGATGAATGTCTTCATCATCCTGAGTTACAATAATTCCATCTTCATCACCCATTTTCTTGAATACTTTAAGAATTTCTTCTGTAGAAGCATTTCTAAGGTCGATTGGTTGTTCATCTTCTTCTTCATCATCCATAGAAAGTTCAAAATCCATTTCATCCTCAGACTCCATGTCATCCATGTCGTCTTCAGAATTCATATCAATCATTTCTTCGGATTCATCGTCAGATTCTTCGGAATCCATATCAATAGTCATAACATCCATTTCAGGTTGTTCGTCCATTTCCATTTCGTTAGATTCCTCTTCAGCCTCTTTCAAAGACTCTTTTACTAGTTCAGAGATTTCTTCCTTCATTGTAGAAGCAAGTATTCCTTTTGCATTTTCCGCTACTACTTGTTCCAAATTTTTCATTTGGAGTAGTGCTTCCTCAACTAATGACTTATTTTCTGCCATATTATATTGTGAATAATTTACACTATAAATATAGCCAAAACTTAAAAAATTCTTTTTTCTGTTATTATAAACTTCATATAATTAAAAAACCCCTCTTTCGGAGGGGTTTTCTTATTCTTCAATCACTTCGTCTATTTTACTTTCAGATACTGCGGTTATTCTCCAATCATGTTGAAAACCCGAATATCTTTTTGTGACTTTAGCTTCTACATCAGTTACGTTATATCCTCTTACGAGTTTTTCCTCTCTGATTTTTTTGATTTTACCTGTATTATCGTCAGGTAAATCATAAGTGATTTTTGCTACAAAATATTTTTCGTCCATAAGTATTTTTTATTTATTCAAATAATGATTTAATTTTTTCAATAAGTCAACTGAGCGATTCAAACCAGTTGAATGAATTTCGGTAGAACGTTCTCTTTTTTCCTCTTCCAAATTTTCTTCGAAGTTATTTCTATCCTCAGGATTTGTGAAAAGATATGCGCCAGGAGTAGATGGTGAAGAAACCAAATCGAAACAAATCAATTCAAAATCATCTTGAACTTCATTTTGTTCCCCAACTTTTTTAAGGGACCCAACACCTCTTGATGATATACCCAAAGTTACACCCTGTCTCAAAAGGTTTGCCGCTTGGTCACCTTTGGTAGATACAATACCTCTTTCATGAAACCCAGGTGAGGTTAACAATTTTAATTTACCCATCAAAATATGACCGTCCCACCAAACATCTTCGATACTGTGTGAAACTCTATCCAAATCAATCAGTGAAGATTCAGGGTGATTGAGTTCAGAAAGTGCTACACCTTTCGCGATTGCCTTTTTATAGTTTTCGGCTTCTCTTTTTAGGATTCTCTCGGGATAAACACGACCATTTCTGTTTGGCGTATTATACTTTTGTAATACGGCATAAAACTCAAAAGGTTTAGAATAATCCAACATAGTTTTGTTAGATTCTTGAATCATTTTTTTGTTAAACTCATGGTTAGGTGATACTAAACCTGCATCATATTCAATTAGAATTCCTTTGCCAGTATCGTTAGGTCCCAAAATTTTCATAAAGATATTTTAGTAATAAATATACCTTTAAGCTTCTTTTACTTTTTTTGAGATTGTAAAATCAAAATATTTGTTTTTCTTGAAATTCTCAATGTATATATTTCGAGTAACTCTTCTTAGGGATTCTTTGAGGATTACATCTTTGAAATCGAATTCTTGGTTGGTAAAAAAAGTAATTTCTAAATTCATGAAACTCTTTTTTCCTGTGACAATACCACTACTTCTCAAATCTAAATCTACTATATAGTTTTCCTTAAAGATTTCTTTATCCAAAACTTCGTAGACAGAATTTTTTATTGTCTTAGAAAAATATGAAACAATTCTGTCCCAATTTTCATATTCATCTTTGGGATTGACCCAACTTTGTAAATTTAGATAAACTGATTTTAGATTTTTTGAGTCTACTGTTCCGTAAGTAATTTTAGCTTCGGGAAACCCTGCAATACGAGAGGTTTTTCCTTTTTTCATGTGTTATTTGAGTACTACTAATTTATTTGTAGTAAAATAATAGGTATAAAAGTTACTCCGTCAAATTTTTTCTTTTTTACAAGTTATTTATACCAATAAACAAATCTATGCTTCACGTAATAGTCGAAAAGTCAAACATCGAAAAAGCCCTCAAAATTCTTAAGGGAAAAGTTATTAAAACCAAGCAATTGGACAAGTTACGTAAAAGACAACAATTCCAAAAAAAGAGCGTTTCACATCGTTCCCAAATTTTGAAAGCCAAGTACGTTCAGAATAAAAAGGATAGTGAAAAAGATTAGTTAAGATTATTGAATAAATTGTATAATCTTACGTAATTAATCTTTGAATAGTTGTCTTGTGAAACTTGTTCGATAGTTTCGTTCAATTTATTTTGAGTTAGTTCATCATCAGATGAAATCTTTCTCAAAGCATCTACCGTTTTAGTTTTTAAGTCTTCGAATTCTACTGTTAGTTGTGTATCTTCAGTCATTAAAACTTTTGACAAATCTTTTTTTGAAGATTCATCTAAATTTTGAATATAATTTTCTAATTGTTTTCCCGCAATATTGAAAATTGTTTCAATAGGTAAATTAATTGATTCTTTTACTTGCGGTTTTTGAGTCAAAGTTGAAATAATATTTTTTCTACTTTCTACAGATTCTAAAATTGTTGTTGGAAGAGTATATACCAAATTGTCAATTGATTTGTATTGGTTTTCACAAACAACATTTTGAGTCCATTTTGCAACTTTTGTCAAATCTAACTTCGGTAAGAACTTTTCAATCTGTCTAACAGACTCAAAAATAAATAATTCAGCAGTTTCTTTATCCAAACCTTGACTCTTATCAAGTTCAGTATATAGGTGAGTCAAAGAACTAATTGTTTTATTCTCCAAAACAAATTTTTTGAAGTTTAGCGTATCTTCTTTCAAAGTACCATTCACGTATGACGATACCATTTTTGACTCAATTTTAGATAAAATTTCTCCGAAGTTCATTTGATATATTTTACTATAAATATATTAGTTAATTAGTTTAGACAGACGCTCTTCTATTTCACCCAAAGAACGTCTTCCTTTATCCAAATCAATTTCCATAATTGTCCCCAAGTTTTCTGAATCGTAAATGACCTTGTCTTGTTTATTTGTAGATTCAGGTGTAATTTCTGCGGGAGCTCCTTCCGTGGGTGACTCGATTGGAGTTTCTGAGGGTAATTCTCCCAAACCAGCATCAATACCCGTATCACTACTCGTCGTTGCCCCGGTTGTAGAACCTCCATAAAGTTTATCAATATTATCAAATAAACCAGTCTTGGTAATCACGTTAGGAGTATTTTGAATTTCAGTTGCAACCGCCTTTTCGATTCTTTGTTGTTGTAAATCCAATTTGATTTCTTCATCTGAGAAACCAATTATATGTTTTTTAGCCCATGTCTGTGAAACAGGTGCAATACCATCTACCGCTGTCACGGCGTCTTTATACAATAACATTTTTTCTTTCCAAACATCTATGGTAAGTAAATCAGCTTGTTTCGATGGATTTGTCAAACTAAGTTGGAACGAACCAAGTTCGTCTTCAAATCCCAATAAAAACAAATGAACAATTGCAATCTTATTTAACTCGGCAATCATAGATTTTTGAATCCTATTGATTGTACGGGCAAAACGGATGTCTTGTAGAGATAAGTTTCTACCATCTCCCACAACTTCTTCAAATCCCAAAAACGCCTTTGGAATCCTCAGTGCTGTCAATAATTTCTTTTGAATGTACTCAATGTCGGCGATTTCTGATAAGTTTTTCGCGCCATCCAAGGTTTCAATCGGATTTGGAGCTGCTGGGTCTCTAACTGGAATAAAGAAATCTTGGTCAACCGCCATTTGGTTGAATCTCATATCTACGTTTCCTGTTTGAGGGTCTACGACAGAGTCTTTTTTGAATTGTTGTGCAAACCTTTGTAGGTATGGTTGAACGTCTTGGTCTTCCATATTACCCACGTAAACTTTGAAAACTCTTCTCTCGGGTGCTCTCGATACACGATAAACCAACATAGCGTCTTCCGAAAGAACCAGTTGTTTCCAAATTCTTCTAGCTTTTTCCAACATGGAAGTACCATAAGGTAATTTTCTATCGTCACCCAACAATCTAAAGTGAGCAATCTCCCAACTATTAAATTCTAAGTTTTTGTTTTTCCACGTAAAAGTTAAACTTCTAGCATCTGTTGTTGTAGGAGCACCACCCAACCCTGAAGTTGCTCGTCCTCTCATACCTACTTCAATTCTTTCAATTTCGATGTTTGGTAGTTGTAAACAACCAACAACACCCTTGACTGGGTCTAATTTTAAGAAAACAAAGTTATCACCATATTTCGAAGTGTTTCTTGTCCACATGGGAAGGTTGGTGTTGATATCCAAAGCATTGTTAAATAAATCACCCAAAATAGATTTGATACGTGGTGAGTCAGAATAGATTTGTAACATGTGTCCATTCTCATCCACTGTGGTAGATTCTTCAGCATAGGTATCCAAAGCGGCAGAAATCTCGGGAGTGTATTCCATTGATTCGTAGTCGTAATATGAAGCCAATCTTGTTGGTTCATAATAAATTGCTTGAGAGTATAAATTATTCTCAATTTTTGCCCATTGTTGAGACAAATAGTAAGTTTGACGAGCTTGTAATTTTTGTTTTTCGTATTCGTCTTTGTCCGTAGTTCTCAATAAAACTTTTTTGTCGTATTGATACGTAGGAATATCTTGACCCAATAAAGAATTGGGTCCGAAAGTTTGGGATAACCTCTGCCAAACTGTTAAATTTTTTTCATTTTCTGCCATCATACAAAAATTACATCATGCCAATATTTTATCAACGCTTGCCACCGCCGAATAACCATAAATACTTTTCATAATCGCTTTTGCTAGGTTCATTTTGATATGCAACATTCCTTTTGAAGTTATTATTCGAAATAGATGGGTTGAAGTACGTTTCTTGTGGTTTTTCATATGATTGAACCGTCCATGATTCCAACATAGTTTTAGCCTGCTCAGATACCTTTGTCAATTGGGAAAACGATGAGTCAGAAACATACACAGCCATTGCCAAGGACATAATCAAATCATCATGTTGCCCCTTCATGTGGTCTGGCCTACCATTGATGTAAACAAACGTATTCATCTCGTTCAATAATCGTGAAGACCTAATTTTTAATCCATGTCTTAACCCTTCTTCAAAAGATGCAATTATTTGAACACGTTTTGAGTTAAAGTTAATACCCGGAATCTTCAAATCCATTTTTGGGTCATATTTCCATTTATTACCAAACTCTACTCCATCGACATACAAATCTTTATAACCAAGTTCTTGTAATTTCCTCGAAGTCGATACCCCCATCCCACCAGTGATATCCACAACAATAAAGGCTTTATACATATTCCCCCATTTATAAGCAATTTCAGCTAAAACATCAGGTGGAACTTTACCTAGATATTCGGCAACTTGTTCCCTGTCGTCAAAATCATAAATTTGAAATGTGGAAAAGTCCTCAGAATCTCCACGAGAAACGTCAACACCCATAATATATTTGTGACCAAGTTCTGGTTCCTTCCAAATCCACAAACCACCACTCATCATTTTGGTGGGGGGTTCTTGAACCATATTGTCTGTAATACTCTTCAACATATTTGAGTCAAAAACGTTGTCACCTGAACCGAGGAAATTACATTCCAATTCTTGAGCAACTTTTCTTTTGTCGTACTTGAGTTTTTTCACCATCGCCTCAAACCAAGATGAGGATGGTTTCCAACCTTGTTTGAACAAATCTACCAACTCAGCAAAATTTCTTTCAAATGGGTTTACGTCAGAGTAATCTAAAATTTTTTCATTTTTATATTCCTCTCTGTTTAGAAAATAATGAACAATATCATCAGTTTTTACCAAGTATAAATCTTTAGTATATCTTGGGTCTCGATACCAATACATCTCAGTAATCTTAAAATCGTTCATTCCACGATTTGCCTGTTCATAGATTTCGTAATAGATGGGGTCATATCCGTTTGGTGTGGATATAACAATCACTTTACCACCTGTGGATAGTGACGCCATACAAGCCGCCCAGAAATCACTGTCCGCGTCAATAAACGCCGCTTCATCAAATATAAGAATCGTGGGGGTATATCCACGTAATGCGTCTTTAGATGTTGCAACTGCCTTAACCTCACATCCGTTTGTGAGTTTGTAGTGTTTTGCAGCATTTTTGTCGTTGGAAAAAGTCACTCCAACCCACGAAGGCCATTGGTCTGTAAATTCCCTGATTTTGTTGGCAAATTCTACAGAGGTATCCAATTTATTGGCAATAATCAAAACCTTTTCTGGTTTGTTTTTTCTAGCGAATACAAGTTTCTTACTTGCCCATGCTGCGGTAACCGTTGATACACCCGCTTGTCGGTATTTCAGGGCAATATTTTCATTAAAACTATCGTAATCTTCTACTAACCTAACTTGGTCAGGGAATAGTTCTAACGGAACATACCTCGATTGGGTATTGTCGTATGTCTGCAAATAAGTTCGAAGCGCATACGGAGTATTCTGCATGCACTTCGTGTATTCTAATAATAATTGTTCACGGGAAAGACCCATATAGTTAAGTTCAGCTTCTACTGATACCTAAACTACCCAAAAAGTCGTCCAAGTCATCCAAATTGTCGTCGTCATCATCGGATGAAGGTTCGGTTGTATCCTCATCATCATCTGAATAATCTTCATCGTCGTGAACTTGATTCAAATGTTGTACAATTTCATCAATCATTCTGTCAAGAATTTTGGTAGCATTTACATCTCCCTTTAGGATTGCTTTTGCCAACTTGAAAAATTCTTCAGAAGAAAGTGCTGAGAAACGAGCAAATAGATAGTTTTGTATCCATCGTTTATCTTCGTCAAACAAACGTTCAGGATAAGCCTCAATAAACTTTTCCCACAGGACTGGACCAAGTCTCAAATCCCAAATTTCATTTGCCAAAGTATCGGTTGATGCCATTACCATTTCGGCTTGTTTAGGGTCATCAGGTAAACCCTGAGTTCCCAAAATTTCCATGGTTCCTTTAATTAATTCGTGGACTAATACAGGAAAAAATACTCCACGAGCTTTTACTGTTGGAGGGTCAGTTTCAATGTCAACCTCTTCTTTTCCAGCAATACCACCTTGATTCATCATCATGTCAAACGCTTGGTCAGGTAATACCCAATACATCAAATCGTTTACAGACATTAAAACTCCATAAAGATTTAGAAGATTTTCATCAATTCGGTCTAGTTCATCTCTTACCAATTCGAACATGTAGTGACCTTTTTTGGATGAACCTTGAATTAGTGCGTTGATAAATCTTCTCTTTGCCTTTTCAATATCGAATCTTTCGAACGCAGTCATGAAATCTTCAATATCTTCTTCTTGTTGACCAAAATTTTGTTCCAAGTCTTCTTGTTCAGGTTCTTCACCTTGTTTGGAAAAACCTGCCATATCAATTTGTCCTGGCATCACCAACTTAGCATCATAATTGACTTGGTCAGGTCTTACACCCATTTCTTTTCTTACCAAATCTACTGCTAAATTTTCTAAATATTCTTTATTCCTAGTCTGAATCCCTATAACATCTCTTACAGCACCCATCATGGCCATCTGTAAACCCATCAAAGCATTCTGACTTCTT